CTCCATCAGTAAGACAATTAAAAACCATTAGTCCTTCGGACATTTTTTCAAATTGGGATGAATCTGATATTTATAGATATAGTTGTGAGTTACCAATAAATCCAGAAACAAAAAAAAGAGTATATTATTAGGTATGCAGCAATCTGCACTTAAGCAACATTTTAGTTTAAAAACCAAGAGGGATCATTACTACAGATCGTATGGCACTATAACCACTTCTTCTTATAAATACATACCAATTTTCAAAAAAGAAATAACAAAAAGAAATATAAGTAATGTGTTGTGTTTAGCTGAAGGAGCTGGAGGTGTTGCTCAGAGCATAATGGAAATTTATAAACCAATAAAACTTTATCTGGCAACATTGACAGACATAGGAGTAAGCAATACATCATTTGCAATAAATTATATACCTCCTTGCTTAATAAACTACAAAGATAGAGAGGGTGTAATGAACTCAAGTTTTGACAATATAATTCATGGCGGAGACATATTATCAATTAACACAGAAAATTCTATAAAATCTTTTTATGGAAAAGAGACTGTTGACTTAATAACAATGGATGCTGAATGGCCTAATTCAGAGGAATATGAATCTATGATAATATCTTTAATAGAAAAAACAATTTATTACTCCAATCACTTATTAGCATCTGACGGAATTACTATTATGAAAGCGTTTTCGGGAAACCGACCATTAATAGTAAACATTTTAAAATATTGTTCTTATTGGTATAATTGCAAATTAATTCTTCCTTATCATTGTAGTTGGGAAAATAGTGAATTTTTTATTGTTCTAAAGAAAAAGAACTTTAATGGAAATATAATTTCTCTTGAAGAGTATAATCGTGTAATATTAGGAGCTGTTGATGATCTCTCTCTTATTAGATCAATGAGCAAAGGTCCTTATCAAAGACAATCAAATAGTTTAAATTTGTGGCTTGATAATATATTCAAAATATATTTATCAGATTGTTGGATAACATCCATGCAACATATAACAAATGATCTTTCTCTCATAATACCTGATCAAAAATTAAAGACTTTAGAATCAATACAATCAACTTTAGATTTAATATCTTCAGCGCTGTTTTCTCAAGAAAATCTCAAAACATTATGGTCATCAAAGAGAGACATAATATCGTCAATTTATACAGCAACAAAATCAGATGATGGTGTTAAAATTAAAGTCTTAACAAAAAATTCACTATTAAAAATAAACACAAGGAAAGATTCAATACTTCATCTTCTTTCAAAAATAAATCAATCGACTAGATATGAGGACGCAAAAAAACTGATAATTGATGATGTTCAAGTGTTATCAGCCACAAACGGGAAAGTCAAACCTCTTCTTAAAGATGACAACTATTGGGATGAAATATATGATCTTTTTCAAAAAACAGAGGATGAGCTCATAGAAGGCAATGAT